ACGCCGCTGTTCGTGCGCGCGCCGGGCATTGCGCCGGGATCGATCGCGCTGGAGAGCGCGCTTTGGGGACCTCCAAAACTGACGCACATGGCGAAGCGATCCCGCAAGCCCAAGCCGGTTGACTGCGCCACGCAGGCCGACGCCTACGCGAAGGCGGTGGTGGATGGCAGCATCGTCGCGAATGCAAGGGTCACGGACGCCTGTCGCCGCTACCTCGAGGAGCGGCGTGCGCCGGCGAAGCACGGCGTATGGTGGGACGATGCTCGAGCGGACGCGGCCCGCGTGTTCGCGCTCCGGTGCGGGCAGGGAGCCGAGGCCGGCGCCGGCACGCCGCTCGTATGGATGCCCTGGCAATGCATGGTCGCGATGCTCCTGCTCGCCAGGCGTCGCATCGTGGACGGGCGGAAGACCGACACCCCGGCGACGAAGAACCTTCTGCTGGCCGTCGGGCGCGGCAACGGGAAGACGGAGTTCGCCGCAAGCCTGATCATGGCGGCGATGAGCGACCCAATGACGCGGCTGGAGTTCGCAAGCGTCGCGCCGGACGGTCGCCTGGCGCAGAAGACGTTCGAGCGGATGCGGGTAATGTCCGAGACGCTCGGCGACGAGGAATGGCACGCGACGGGCGGCAGCACCCCGGCGCACCCCGGCAAGGTGACGCACGGCGGCAACCGGTACACGTCGCTTCCGTGCACCGACAAGGCGCTCGACGGCCTGACGGTGCGGACGGTGGTGTCCGACGAGACGGCACGCATGGAGAAGGCGTTCGGGCGGTTGCTGACGGGGCTCGCCAAGTTCTCGAGCAGCCAGGCGCTGCACGCCACGACGCCCGATCCGGAGATGAAGACTCGCCCTATCTGGGGCTACTGGGACGCGCTCGAGCGGGCGATCGCGTCCGGACAGCCGTACCCAGCCGGCTGGTGGCCGATGCTGTACGGCCTGGACGCCGACGATCAGGCGGCTGACCCGGCGACATGGATCAAGGCGCACCCCGGACTCGGGACGATCATCGACCCGACGCAGCTCGAGATGGCGGCGCGGACGATGCTCGAAAGCGGCGATCCGGTCCAGATTGCGGAGTTCGAGACGCAGCTGGCGTGCCGCTACCACGAACTGGCGACCACCGACGTGGACCTCTCGGTCCTTGAGCGGCAGTCGGAGGCTTGCGACTGGGATCGGCTCCGAGGATCCGCGGCGGTGGTCGCCATTGATTTGAGCCGCGGCGGGTATGGCACGCAGCTCGACCTCACGACCCTGTGCCTGATGGTCGTGGACGGCGGGCGGATCCGCGCCCGGAACGTGTCCTGGTGGGCCGGGCTGGACATCGAGGCCGACGCCAAGCGGTCGAAGTGCCCGCTGTCGAAGTGGTGCGAACAGGGACATCTGCGGCGGATGCCGGGCGAGTGGCACGACATGGCGATCATCGAGGCCGAGCTCGAGGTGATCATGGCCCGCTACGACGTGCGAAAGGTCGGCGTGGACCAGAACCCGTCCCAGGCACGGGACATCCGGCGGTGGGCGGATCGCGGATGGCCGATCGTCCCGATCGATCAGTCGATCCGGACGATGGCCCCGGCGTGGAAGCTCTGGGGCGACCTCCTGAAGTCCCGGCAACTGTTCTACGAGCCGGATCCGGTGCTGTCCTCGGCGCTCCAGGCGGTGCGGCTCGTGAAGGACAACGTCGGCAACATCCGCCCGGTCAAGGGCCGGAGCAACGGCAACACTGACGCCGTGGTCGCCGGCAACATGGCGGCGCTGCTCATGGAGCACAACGGCGTCCGGGAGGTCACGGGCGTCAGCGCAAGCGCGTGTCCGATTGGATAGACCGGGATTCCACAAATCGCTCTAGACGGATCCGGGCGTTTCGGTTCCATCCGTGCATGGAGCTTCGGGCAATGTTCGCTCGGTTCTTTGGTTTCAAGTCGGGTGTAGCCATCTACACGCGACCGGAGCCCATTGTGTCGGCGCCGGTGGACGCCATCCCAGCCGTTGTCCGCGCCACGCAGCTGATCAGCGCGGACATTGCCCGGCTCCCGATTTCCGTTCTGGACAGCGACGGGCAGACGATCGCGGATCACCCGGTCGCCATGCTGATGAACCGGGAAGCCAGCCGATGGCAGTCTGGCTACGAGTTTCGCCGCTACACGACCTCGGTCGCCCTGACGCACGGCAACGGCCTCGCGCTGATCCGCCGCTCGTCAGACGGCGCGATCGCCGAGCTCCAGCCGATTCCCGCCGACGCCATGAGCGGCGAGGTGACGGATGACGGCGTGATCTACCGCATCGGCAGCACGGTGCTGAATCAGGACCAGATCCTGCACGTCGGCTGCTACCCGGACCACCTCAACCCGTGCTGGTTCCGCTCGCCGCTTGAGATGGCGCGGCACGCCATGCAGCTCGCTGCCGACGAGGACGGGGCGCACGCCGCGCTCGTCAAGACGGGCAGCATGGGCAAGATCGCCATCAGCCATCCGGGCGCGATGAGCGACCAGACGGTGCAGGCGATCCGCGACGCCTGGATGACCATGCACGCGACCGCTGACGGCGCGAGCCGCCCGCTCATTCTGCGTGAGGGCATGAAGGCCGAGAAGATCAGCCAAGAGACGAGCAGCTCGATGCTTGACTCGCGCCGCTTCTCGGTGCAGGAGATCGCCCGCGCATTCGGCGTGCCGCCCGAGATGCTGTTCCAGCAGGGCGGTGGCGCACTCTCGAGCCAGGCGGAGACGGCCCGCGCATACGCCGACGGCGCGATCGCCGCGTGGGCGTCCGCGTGGGAGAGCGAGCTCCAGCGCAAGCTCTGCGCCCCCGGCGAGCGCGTGCACATCGACACGACCCCGATCACCCGCGGCAACCTCCGCGACCAGGGCATGGCGTTCTCGAAGCTGGTGCTCGCCGGAATCATGTCGCCGAACGACGCCCGGCACTACCTCGGACTTCCGCCGATCGACGGCCTTGACACGCCGACCGTGTCGATGCCCGGCGGCGCGTCCGGAGCGGTCGTTGAAGGCAACCCCGACGCGGAGGGCAACAATGCTTGAGATCCGCACCGCGACCTTCGAGCGCTCCGGCAACAAGCTCGCCGGCTATGCGGCGGTCTACGACGCGCCGAGCCACCCGCTGACCGTGCGCGGCGTCAACAACGGCAAGCCGTTTGTCGAGCGCGTCGCCCGCGGCGCGTTCGACTCGAGCCTCGCGAGCAACGTCTCCATGCTCGTCGGGCACGACCGCCGCGAGCTGCTCGCAAACACCCGCAGCGGGCTCCTCAAGCTCGGCAGCGACACCAAGGGACTCGCGTTCGAGGTCGATCTTCCGGACACCCAGCGTGCGCGTGACGTTCGCGCCCTGGTAGAGGCTGGAGTGCTGACCGAGATGTCATTCGGCTTCTATGTCCGCTCCGACGCCTGGAAGGGCAGCGAGCGGACCCTCTCGGAGGTGGACCTCCGCGAGATTTCCATCGTTGAAAACGGCGCGTATCCGCAGACGAGCGCCGAGGCACGCAACTACGCGCCGGCGCTAGCCCGGCTTCGTCTGCGATTGAGGGCACTCACATGAAGCAGGCAGAGATCATCGAGCGTCGCAAGTTCATCGAAACCGAGGTGAATGGCATTCTCGCGAATGACCAGATCACCGCCGAGCAGGAGGCCCGCGCCAGCGAGCTCCTGGACGAGCTGAAGGACCTCAACCAGAAGCGCAGCGCCGCCGAGCTGCGCGAGAAGTTCGCCAGCCACGCCGCGACCTCGAAGGTGGTCGCCGAGAAGCGCGAGCAGGCGATCGAGTGGCGCTCGTCCCCCGAGTACCGCGAGCAGTTCCTCGGCTACCTGAAGGGTGGCCGCGCCCCCGAGCAGCGCGAGATGATCTCGACGGCCTCGAGCAGCGTGCTGATCCCGAAGATCTACGAGGACGGCATCCTGAAGTACCTCGACGCGAACACGGTGGTCCGCAACCTCGCCGACCTCCGCACCGGCGTCCAGGGCTACCCGACCCTGCGCTACAACTCGCTGGCCACCGCCGACTACACCTCGGCGTGGACGCAGCCCGACACCGGCACGACGGCCCGCGTGTCGGTGGACCCGCTGTTCCAGGAAGTGCCCATCTCGCCAGTTCCGTGCATCCCGTTCACCCAGGTCAGCCAGCAGCTGATCCGCCAGGCCAACTTCGATGTTGAGGCGGAGGTCATGGACTCGCTCCAGCGCCAGCTCGCCAAGAACCTCGAGTGGGGATACGTCGGCGGTTCCGGCACCAACGCGCCGACGGGCATCTTCACCGTCAACGCGAACGTCAACATCACGACGGCGACCTCGGCCAGCACCACCCGTGCCGCGGCAATCACCGCCGGCGCGACGATCGCGAAGCTGTCGGAGATGCGCTACACCAAGCTCCCGGCTGCATACTGGGGCTCGGCGGCGTGGATCCTCCCGCAGGACACCTACGCGGCGATCGCCGGCATCCTGGTGAACAACGTCCCGATCTTCGTGCCGTCCGCCGACGCGGCTGGCACCCAGGCCGCGCCGTTTACCCTGATGGGCCTCCCGGTGTACGTCACCGAGTACCTGCCCGCGCACAGCACCACCGCGGGTGGCTCGGGCGGCAAGAACGTGATTGCGGTCCTCGGCAACATCTCCGAGGGCTTCTCGGTGCGCGAGTGGGGCGGCGTCGGCATGATCCGCGACGAGATCACCGCGGCGAGCAGCGCCCGCGTGATCTTCCAGGGCATGGCGTTCGCCAACTCGGCCTTCACCCGCGTGAAGAGCCTCGTGCAGCTCCAGGTGACCAACGCCTGATAGGACTCTCGCATAGGCGGGCGCGGGGGGGATTCGTCCCCCCCACGCCCGCTGCGGAGGAAAGATGGCGCTAGACCTTCCCAAGTTTCGGGCATGGGCGCGGATCCCTCACAACGAGGATGATCCGGCGATCCTCATCGCCTGGGAGGCCGCGAAGCGCGAGCTCGAGGAGCGCACCGGCTGGTGCGTGGACCCCGTGACCCGCACGCAGTACGTCGGACTCGAGCCAACGAACACCGAAAAGCTTGTCCGGCTCGAGCGCCAGCCGGCTACGGCGTGCACTTGCGTGGATGACAACGCGGCGACCATCAGCCTGACGCTGATCACGATCAACGGCATCCAGTACGCCAGCCTCGACGAGGATGACCTGACGTATCCGCTCGTCCTGACCGTGACGGCGGGCTCCAACACACTGAATCCGCTGCTCGAGATGATGCTGCTCCAGCGCGTGGCGCAGCACGTCCAGAGCCGCGGAGATGACACGGTGACGCTGCCCGGCGACTACTGGGACCGGATCAGCGCCATGATGGGGAAGGGGATTGGCTAATGGCCGCTCCCGTCCCGAGCGGGATGCTGCGCCTGTCGCTGACGGTGCAGAACCCCGTCCGCACGGTCGATGCGTTTGGCCAGGCGGTCGAGGCTTGGGTGACGATCGGCACCGTGTGGGCGCACGTCGAGGCGTCCAACACCACCGAGGTCATGGATGACGGCGGCCCGGCGGTCCGCACCGAGTGGCGGATCATCGCGAGTTGGCTTCCGTCGCTGACCTCCCGCAGCCGGCTGCTTTGGAACGACAACGGCACCGTCCGGACGTTCAACTGCCGTGCGTGCTGGGACATGGATCAGCGCCGCCGGCGCCTCGAGATCGAGGCCGTGGAGGTGACCGAATGAGCCTCTTCGGCCCGAGCGCGGGACGCGGCGCGACCAACGTCGTGCGTATCTCCGTGGACAGCGCCGAGGTGCGGCGCACGCTCGCGCAGCTGCCGCAGAAGCTCAACGAGCGGGTCCGCAAGAAGGCGATCCGCGAGGGCACCAAGCCGTACATCGGCAAGCTCCGCACGGCATGGCGCGGCGCCCGGTACCAGGGCAAGGGGCTGCACCGGCGGGCGATCGCCGCCTCGACGCGGCTCGACGGCCCGAAGCGGGCGCAGAAGGGCTACGGCTCGCTGATCTTCAGCATCGGCGTCGATTACCGCGCCAAGCGAGGCAAGGGGCGGCAGCGCATCTGGCATCTGCTCGAATCCGGCTTCCGGCACAAGGGCGCCAAGCGCCGCATTCCCGGCTCGTTCATCAGCATGAGGTGGGCTAGGTCCAACGCGACGGCTATGGGCAACGCGATCGCCGAGGCCATCCTGCGCCAGGCGGCGCTCGTCATGGGAGGGCTTCGCCGTGCCGCTTGAATCCATCAGCAAGGCGGTCTACGACGCCCTGGTCACGACCACCTACACGGTGTCCGTCGGCATGAGGAATGCCGGCACGCCGACGCCGTGCATGGTCTACGAGCTCACCGCGGCAAACCTCGACGCGCAAATGCGCGGCACAGTCGCCGATACGAATCATTGGACCATCTCGGTCGAGGTCGCTTGCATCGCCGACACGGTGGAAACCGTCACCCAGATGGCGGACTCCGTCGCTGCCCTGTGGACCGGCGGCACGATCGTGGACGCCGGGAACGCTTGCAAGCTGATGATGTCCGAGCTGTCGGTCGCGTTCTCCGCGGAGACGCCGGACGATGGACAGCAGGACGCCGAGCGAATCGCAACCATCACCATGACCATTCTCGCATCGGAGACATAAATGGCACTCATTTCAGGCTACGGCGGATCAGTCACGCTCAACTTCAACGCAGCCGGCGCCACCACGTTCCCGATCAAGAACGTGTCGGTGCAGTTCGAGCGCAGCAGCATCGACGTGACGCAGCTCTCCGACTTCCGAGAGAAGCGGGCGCCAGGTCGCGTTCGTCGCACCGTCACGTTCGACATGATGGCGCAGGACGGCAGCACCGACAACGCGCTCCGCACCCACCTGTACCCGACCACGCTGGCCGACGCCGTGAACCGATCCGTGGTGGTGACGTTCACCGACCAAGGCTCGATCGCCTACGCCATCACGGGCCACATCGTCAGCGCGAGCCGCTCCGATGACGGCACCCAGGCCGGTATGTGGAACGTCTCGGTCGAGGAAGCCTGATGCCGTTCGACCTGTCCAAGATCGCCGCCCGAAGCCGCACCGTCACGATCGACGGCGTCGGCGACGTGGTGGTGCGGGAGCCGACGCTCGGCGACTACCAGCGCAGCCGGACGGACCAGTTCTGGTGGGGCGACAACCTCACTATGCTTGACGGCAGCCGGTTCGTGGATCGGAACGACCAATTGGCGTCGATCCGCGGCGACATCGCCGCGGCCCTGCTCGAGGCGGTGAACGGTCCGCGCCCTACGGAGCCGCCGAGCGGCGGCTGTGGCGAATCTCAAGCCCGGAGCAACGGATGACCATGCCGCTCGGCATCGCACGCACCGAGATGACCACCGCCGAGCGGTGCGAGTTCCTGCTCGGGGTCATCGCATGCGCCATGACCGGGCAGCGACCGCAGCAGCTCTTCCCCTGGACACGTCGCGGCATCGAGGAGTTCGCCGAGGAGGTGTCCGGTGGCTAAAGAGATGAAGGCAGTCATCCGCGCCGAGGTGGACCCGTCCGGCGTGGTCAAGGGCGTGGCGCGGGCGAATCAGGAGCTGAAGAAGCTCAACGAGTCGAGCGCACGGACTGCAATGGCGTCCGGCATCTCGGCGGCGTTCAACGTCGGGCAGGTGGCGTTCAACGCCATCCGCCAGGCAACGGCGCTGATGAACGACCGGGTGGACGAGCTGACTCGGATGGCGACCACCTGGGACCTCGACGCCGCCAACGCGCAGACGCAGGCGCTGATTCAGAAGTACCAGGACGAGCAGACGATCGCCAAGGCAGTCGCGCCCGGCGTGATTCAGGCAATCCAGGCGCAGTCTGCCGCCAGCCGCAGCGAGGCGCAGCGGATCGCCGCCGATCCAACCATCTCCGCTGGCATCGCCGCAGCCGGTCAGGCGACCGCCACAGCCGGCGGGCTCCGCAACGCCGCCATCGACCAGACGCTGACCGGCGCTGCCGGAATTGCCGACATCCTGACCGTGCTCCGTGACATCGCCAGCAAGATGGGGAGGCCGTTCTAATGGGCACGTGGACTGTCATTGAGCGCCCGGAGACGCGGAACTACTCGCTGGCAATGCCTGGCGAGCAGCACACGCTCGACCTCCAGTACCAGGTTCGATGGGAGCCGGCAAGCTCCGGAGACACCTATCCGGGCGATCAGCAGATGCTCTCGGCTTCCGGCTTGCCGAAGATCCGCGAGCGCTTGCCGTCAGGCATTTACGGATCAGACTCGTTTCTCAAGGCGTTTGTGTGCCGAAGCGTCGAAAGCACGATGCAGCGCGAGGCGCCGTATGTCTGGGAAGTCACCTGTAGGTTCGGCACGTTCGACCCATACGCAGGGGACCAGGGCAAATACGTTCAGGTCACGCGCTCGAGCGGCGTCCGTGCAGCACAGATGTGGCGCATCGCCCCGACGTTCCCGGCAAACGGCACGGTGGCATGGCCCGGAAGCGTCGTGGACATTGGCGGCACGAAGGTGGACCTCAACGGCAACCCGCCGACCTACGAGGTGCCGCAGATGACGATGACGCTCGAGCTGCTTTGGGACCGCACTCGCGAAGCGACCCCGGAGCCGCCGACGAGCAGCTACGCGAGCTACATCGGAAAGCGGAACGACGCAACCTTCCTCGGCTGTGACGTTGGCACCGTCGTGTATCAGGGCTTTACCATCAGCCCGTCCTACGAGTGGTATCGCATCCAGCACCAGTTTCTGTTTGACGCCTGGTACCACCTCGAGCAAGTTCCAATCCCGAAGCCGACCGGCCAGCCGCTCTGCACGTCCGGCGCGACCGTAGCCGGTGTCGTGGTGCTCCAGGCCGACAAGATCGGATTCTTCCAGAAGTACCCGAGCACGGCTACGTTCGCCACCATGATCGGCGCTCTCAACATGGCCGAGATTACGTCTCCCAAGCCGACATTCCCGTGAGCTGGAACCGTCCCATCTTCAACGAGGGCATTGCCGGGGCAAACCGCGCCGTGGTCAACTCGTGGACGCAGGGCGCGGCGACGGCCATCGACAACAAGGACACGCTCCGCTGGGCGCGGCGCGAGATGGGGGCAGGGCAGATCGTCACGATGGGCCTGTGCGAGGTGCGCGAGGCGAGCGCGATCGCTGGCGCTGCCTATCGATGGACCTACACCGTCCGTCTGTGGTTCCCGCCGCCGCTCACCGGCTCCGGCGTCACCGTCGGCACCGATCTGACCTTTGACTACACCAACTGCATCAACCTCCGCGAGTACCACAACACCGCGACGCGCGTCGATGGCGTTGCCGTGAATGCGACGCCGACGGATCAGTTCGGACCTGTCGGGTCGCAGTACAGCGGCGGAAATTGGACTACCGCGCAACTGTCCGCGAAGGTCCTCGTCCATGTCGTGATGGACACCGCCGGAAACGCATTCCCGTTCTTTGACCGCCCCAACCCGTATAGGTGCATCTGATGAACCTGACGCTGGCAACTCCGATCCCGAGCATCACCGTGGTGCCAGGGGAAGTTCTAAAAATCGACTTTCATGTCCACGAGGTTGGCAACGGCAACTTCAACTGGACCGGCTACACGCCGAAGGCAAAGCTGACGCTGGCGGGCGTTTCCACGACGGTCACCGGAACCGTCATCAGCGCGGGCGGCGGCACCGCGAGCGCCAGCTTCACCGCGACTCAGACGGCCACGCTTGTCGGCCCGTCGTGGGGCGAAATCGTGCTGTACGCCGACCCAACGGCTGGATCGGAAAACCTGCACATCGCGACGATCGCGCTGCGCGTTACTTCGGAGGTAATTCCATGATGGGCTCAATGATTCGTCGCGCACAGCTCGCCTCCATTCCAAACATGGAGGGACCATACGCCTACGGAAGCACCAAAGCGGGGCTGATGCTCCTGGATGCGATGTCCGGTGATGACAGCGTGGACATCGTCGTGATCGGCGACAGCAACGCTGGATTCCCGGCCGACAACGGCTACACGGTCGCGTGGAACCGCGTCATGCAGTTCGGTCTGCGAGTTCCCGTGTACGCCACGCCGCTGATGAGCGGAGGGCCAACGAATCCGAGCCAGTTGACCACGGCAAACAGCAGGGGAGATGGATTTTGGTCGCTCGGCGTCGCTCAATCCTGGAATGCCGAGAGCAACGCGGGAGGCACTAACACCGGAACGACGTTCAAGCAGATGATCCAATCGACCGACACCGAGATCGTCGGTCTGCGGAATTGGCTTGGATTCAACTCAACCAACTACAACGTCAACGACACGACGAACAAGAGCATCTTCCCGCAGGGATGGATGTCAAACCCGGCGGTCGTAGAGGTAGGACAGCGGTTCACCAGCTCGTTCAACAACGCCGTAATGATTTCCAATCAGGCCGTTTCGGGATTCAACGCGTTTGGCTCGGAACTCGGATTCGGAACGGCAGGAACCGGCGGACACGCCCTCCAGTACCGCATCGTCTACGGCACGTTCCCCACGGCTGGCTCGTTCAAGCCGTACGCTTTCTACCTCGCGACTACGGGAGCTCTGCTCCGCGATTCCTCTGCGACCTCTACCGGCGGAGGATACGGCTACAAAACCAAGTGGTTCGACATCTCGTCGTATACCCTTGCGGCTGTTGGAAGCAACCCGACGCGAGTCTGCTTCACGTGGGACGGCGCGAACAGCGCGACCACAGCAGACCAGGCGAATGGGCCTTTCGCGTGCCTCTGGCAGAGCGTCATCCGTCCCAACGTCAAGGGATACGCAGTCAGTTGCCTCAATTATTTCGGAGGCCTGACCACTACGCAGGTCGCGGAGAAGATCGAGGACTGCGACAAGATGCTCGACGCATACCTGAAGGAGTTGCGCGAGCGGCAGATCGGCAACAGTCCCGGGTCCGCCGGAACTGGTCGGGTACTCGTGTTCCTCAACTCCGGAATCAACGGAACCGAAACGACCACGACGTGGCCGGCTGCGGCGCAGCGAATCATCGACCGATTCCGTGCGCGGTGGGTCGCAACCGGCGGAAGCGTTGACAATCTTGCGTTCGTGTTTACGGTCACGCATCCGACAACTGATGGTTCCGCCTGGACTACGAATCGTGCAGCGGTTGCCGCGGCAGCAAACGACTACGCCGTCGCCAACGGAAACACCTACAACCTTGCTGTCGTTGACATCGCGCAGATGATGACCGGGCTGGTCATGTCGAGGTACTCGATGTACGACAGCGGCGGCCAGGCGCACCTGACCAAGGTCGCGATTCCGCCGTCAACGGTCACGACCGCCACCGACGGATACGAGGTCATCTGCACGGCAATCGCATCCAAGCTGATCGGCGCATGAAGCAACTTGCCGCCGTCCTCCTGCTCACCGGCTGCGCGTCCCACACCGCGCAGATCGCCTCGTCGGCCAACGATGTCCGGGCGGCGGCGGTCGCGGCACGGTCGCACCTCTCGGAGGCCCAGCGCCACATCGACACGGTCGAGGCCGCGGCGGCGACCGTCCACGAGCACATCGGCTACGTCAGCGATGACGAGAGCCCACTGGTCACGAGCCTCCGGTATGCGATGGTCATATCGGTGGCTGCTGCTGCTGTCGGCATCACATACATGATCAAGACGAGGATCTGAAATGCAGACTTGGCAACTCACCCTGTGGCTGGCGGCGTTGATGTCCATCACGTTCGTCGCCGGCTGCACCTACGGCTACACGTTCTCCCGCAACAAGCACCGAAAGGCCACCCATGCTCGCAAGCGTTGAATCGTTCCTCGGCTCCCTTTGGTTCGCAGTCATGCTCGGCATGATGGGCATGGTTGGCGGGTTCATCTACTGCAAGCGCAAGAGCGGCAAGTGAGCCAGCGCCGATGCTGCTGTGGTGGCGGTGGCAACTGCTACTGTTTTTGCTTTGAAGTGACGGCCAAGCACGCGCAGCAATGCGCGCTGACTTGCACGGTTACCCCATGCACCATCTCTGAAGACGAGTGCCGCAGCTTCACGGTCACCAACACCTACACGCCCGGACTCGCCGAAGTGTCCTCGCAGCAGTTCGTGGTGGCTACGGAACCGGACGCCGGAACGTGCGACTGCTACGGCGAATCGTGCGTCTACACCTGGACTCCATCGGGAACGACATTTGAGCGCGACGTGTGCTTTTTGGCAGACAATGCATCGATAGCCCAGACGAGCACAAGCGGAAACATCTCGGTCGTGAAGACAAACGCTCCGGCGTGCCCAGGCGGCTGCAACATCTGCTGCGGAACCAACCGCTACATCTACTCGATCAGCTACGTCGGCTACATCCCGGCAGCGACGGTGTCCGGCGCGTGCGGCGACGTGACCTACGTCAACGTCGGGACCGCGCCGTCCGGATCGGCATGGCAAACGACCTACACTATCGACTACTGCTACGCGCCAAACGTCGATCCGTGCACGATGACGCTGTTTCGGATCAGCGGCGGCGGCATCAACGCGCTGGCGAGCTACGGCCCCGACCAAGGGACCGGCGCCGATTGCGACTGCGGCGGCACCGTCGGCGCGACCTGTTCCTGGACTGCCACCGGAAGCAACTGCGTGCCGTTGTCGGGCGACTTTGCCACGCTGTACACGCTCGCCGGATCGCCGCCCATGACCCTGACCTGTTACAAGTGCGAATGCCCCGAGTAGCTCGCCCCATGAATCAGCCGCGCCCAGGGACGCCGCAGCCGGCGGGCCTGGGCGATGTCATTGCCGCCGGGACCACCGCGCTCGGGGTGAAGCCGTGCGGCAGCTGCTTGAGGCGCAAGGCGGCTCTGAACGCCGCCACGCCAGGCTGGCTGCGTTGGACAATTACCGCGTGTCTCGGATGGCTCGAACGACGCCGTGGTAAACGGCGCTCTTGATCAGCCACCACAGCACCGCCAGGCTGATCCCGGCGCCGAACAGCGGTCCAAGAATCCACACGATGAGGAGCAAGATTGCCAGTTCCTTGTCGGGCTGCTGCATACTGGTACAATATGGGGATGGATGCATCGGTGCGTGCATCCCTTCGGCGCATGGACGAATGCCGCGGGGTGTGGTGGCTTGTTCGCCGGGACTCATGGCCCCGCGAAATGTGGGATTTGTCATGCGATCCGGACGCCGGGTGGGATTGGCGTGCGCGGGTAGGCACCCATAAGTGCTTCGCGATGCAACGGTTACGCGCCGCTCGGGAGCGAAAGAAGCGGTCGCACCTTCGCGAAGCAAAATTGAAGCAATTACGCGCGATCGTCGATAAGATGCACCCGTAGCGGTGCGTGCATCTGTGTCGGTGGCTGGAAGGTCCCTTGTTCTCGTTTAACAGAACAGCCATAGCAGGGACCGGTTACTGACCACGCACCGCTGCCAAGAAAGGCAGCGATATGCGAGAGATCAAGGACAGCGCAACGATCCAGATTCGGATCAGCTCGGACCTGTACCGGGCAGCGGCGGTTGAGGGACAGAAGCAGCACCGCAGCATCCGCGGGCAGCTTGAGAAGTGGATCGAGGACGCACGCAGGGCCGAAAAGGCCGCAGCGAAGCAGCTGGAGGTGCGCCATGGGTGACCTCCTCTCTCCGCAGGATCGCGTGCGTCAGAACCAGGCGGTGGTCGCGTCCGTCGCCAAACTCGTCCAGGACAACTTCATCGTCCGCGTCCAGGGGCGCGGCTATCTCATGGTGCAGGGCGCCCAGGCGATCGGCACCGCGATGGGCTACACGACCGCCATTGAGTCGATGCGCCACGTGCCGGCTGGCGATGACGGGATCGCCGGTTACTGGGAGGCAATTGCGACTGTCATGGCCGACGGCAAGATCGTCGGGCGCGGCATGGGCTGCGTGTTTGATGACGAGAAGCCGTGGTGCAATCGTCCCCAGTTTGCGCGGCAGATGATGGCGCAGACTCGGGCGACGGGACGCGCCCTGAAGGGCGTGATGGGCTGGGCGACCGCGCTGCTCGGTGCCGAGGGATCGTTCGCAGAGGAGATGCCGCAGGAAGCCCCGGAGAGCCGTCAGGAGGCGCCCGTGAGCGTCCGGAGGCTCGCGGCACCATTCAAGGGCTCCGACGCGCCCAAAGGCGACTCCGGCGCCCTACGCGAGGTTCGCGGCGTTTGTGCGGGCGTCGAGCAGAAGGTGAGCAAGGCCGGCAAGCCGTACTGGGTCGTGACGCTCGAGGGCCACGACGGTCGCGATGACGTTGACTACACGTCGTTCGAGCCGCTCGCGGACATGGCTGGCCGGATGGTGATGGTCAAGCTGAAGCCGTACAAGGACGGCCACATCGTCGCCGACCTCGTCGACATGGAGGTCGATCATGGGTAAGAACGTCCCGAGCGACGTTTGGCGCCTGGGCGACTCGGTCACGCCCGAGGAGAAGCTCGTGCTCCTCGCGCTGATCGACTACGGCACCCGCGTCCACCCGAGCCAGGGGACGCTGGCTCTGAAGACGGGCTTCTGCGTCCGCACGATCCGCACCATCGTCGCGTCCCTGCGGCGGAAGGGGCTGATCACGACCACCCAGCGCGGGGCGAAGAGCCTCGACTACTCGGTGCGGTTCGACGGGGTCAATGCGGCAAACGGTGCAGGGGTAATGCGGCAAACCGTGCCTATCAATGCGGCAGGAGATGCAGCGCAATGCGGCAAACCGTGCCTAGGGATTCTAACTAGCCAAGGAACTAGCCAACCTAACCAAGGCGCGGCTGACGCCGCAGCGGGGGGGCGGGAGGGTTTCGATGAGCTGGTCCAGAGGATCCGAGCCCGCGATCCACGAGCCGACATCGACGCACAGCGCCGGGTCTGCTCGCGGGTCATGGAGCAGCACGGCCTCGCGAGGGAGGACATCCCGCCGGCGTGGCGGCTCCTGTGCCTGAACTGGGCGCGGACCGGCAACGCGCCCTACGACACGCTCCAGCGCATCGTGAACAGCCTCGAGGGCGCCCGCGACGTTCGGGCGGTGGTGCTGCACAAGATCAGGGGGGTGGCGGCATGACCGATCCCGGCGATGAACACCAGGAGCACGTCGCTCCGGCCCCCGCGTCCGGTCCCGGAATTCCGGGCGCGGGGGATTTGATTCCTCGGCTTCGCAAGGAGTTTGAGATGGCGAAGGCGCGCCAAGCAGCGATCCGTTTTGAGATTGACGAGGCGCACCGGCTGATCAGCGAGCGTTGGACGGCCTACTGGGCCGTGCATCAAGAGGTCCTGGACCTTCGATTTCAGATCGGTCGCGCCGGCGGCGGCTGGGACACCGACTACTACCACCGGCGCCGAGAACGGGGCGGCGGCGTGATTGTCAGGGACGGACAGCACAGCATCGTGGAGGACAGGCGATGATCCAGAGCCGTACCAAGGGCAAGCGAGCCGAGCTCGAGGCGTGCCGGGCGCTGGAACTGGTCTTCGATGTCAAGTGGCAGCGCACGGCGCAAGTGTCCGGCAAGTTCTCTGCGGATGTCATGCCGAGCCAGGACATCGGCCTCCATGTCGAGGTGAAGCACTATGCGTCAGGGCTGACCTGGTGGACGAAACGAGCGAAACGGCTGCCGCTGTGCCTGTCGGCGGACGGGTTCTACTTCGCAACGCTGTGCAACGCGAAGCAAGTGTCCAGGCGCATCGTGCTTCCAGACATGGCACCGCGGTGCGGACTTGCCGCACGGTGGATGAAGCAAGCCGTGACAGATGCGGCAGGGGAGCGCACGCCGGTTGTGCTATGCCGTCAGAACAACAGCCCGTGGCTGCTGGTGTGGCGTTACGAGGATGACGATCGCCTTTGGGAAGGGGTTGGACCGTGGCTCGTCTGACACGCTTTAAGTACAAGGCCGATCTCGGAACGCCGTTCCAGCCGTTGACTGTTGGCAAGTCTCGAGGCGGATCATGGACCCGGACGGCCAAGCATCACAAACAGGTGCATATCCAATGCGCTAACTGCGGTGCAATCCATGAGTTAGAGACGGATCACATCGTTCCGCTGCATAGAGGTGGCACGAATGCGTGGTCCAACTTGCAGAGCCTGTGCAAGCCATGCCATGCAGCAAAGACAGCCCGAGAAGCTGCGGAGAGGGCAGGCCGTGATTTCAAGCGATCCTGAAACGGGTCCCCCCCTTGACCCCGAGGGGGTGCAAGTGCTTGGGGCAC